TTTGCGCTGTTGTTTGAATACCCCACCTTCAGTTAGAAACATTGCTTTTGGTCTGTTCTTCGCAGACTTAGACATCAAAGTATCAACTACTGATTGAACTAAATTGTAAGTTAATCGGTCGTTAATTGTTTTCTTTTGATTGGTTACGACTTGAGTGGGAGCGCCTACGATATTGATATTAGCGTAAAGGCGTGAGGAGATTTCATATTGATATCTTCTGGCAGAATCATTTTGATAGATAATATTAAAGTTTGAGATAACAGCGTCAGCGATTTTGTTGTTTGGCTCTAACCACCAACGACGAGATTTGTTTTCTGACTGTTTCTTTTCAGGAGGTTTCCCGTTGTGAGACATAGTATTTATATCCATTTAAAAATCCTTTTCTAATGGTGTTATGTTTGCCTTGTTGCAGGACAATAAAGGCATTTATCTTGATTGTTAAAGGTGTGACCGCCAAAGCAAGTTGATCTATTTTTCACTTGAGCCAATTCATCAGCCGTGACAGTTCCGATTCCGTTTTCTGTGACGATGTGAATTGTATTTTGTTTATAGTGATTAAGTTCTTCTTTGAGTTTGATATTTTCAGTTAATACAGAAACGTACTTTTCAGAAAGCTCAACGTATTTATTCTGAGTTTCCCAGATCTTCTCTGTTAACTGTTGTTCGACATACTTCTGCATTATTGATTTTCCCCATCGCCATTCATTAAAGGCTTTTCACGTTGAAAGAATGGAGTAGACATAAACAAGAATTCATCATCTGATAAGATTTCTTCTTTTGGGACATCACCATCGATCATGATTCCGCCGGCAGTTACTTTGTGTTTTTCTAAAGGTTGGCCAGTAAGGGGAGCCGGGCCCTTAGTCGATGTCGTCTGCTGGGGAGTAGTCACAACAGAACCCGGCGTAAAATAGATTTTAAATTCAGTGGTTTGAATAGCATGAACACCAGAAGCTTTGCCAATTTTAATGACACGCTCTAGTGATTTCTCAAATTCAGTTTTCTTAGGTCTTGTACGCTTCTTATCAGCCTTAACAGGCGTAGATTTTTTTGCCATATATCTATGTCAAAACGTATCTAATCTGTATTCAAACTGCATTTATGTGCGTTTAAATGAGTACTTTGTAAGGGTTGTATGACCATAAGAAAAGTCTGTTAAGCATGGCAACACCTTCCTGCGTTAAGTGGCTGGCTGTCACATACCTTCTGCCTGATTCGTCCGGTTCGAAAGTGCATGACTTGATTAAATCAGTGCCGACTCCCATCCCACGAAAGCTTTTCTTAACATAGATATAATGTAAACAATCGTTTGTGAAGATGACGTAACCAACGATCACATCTGGATCTGATTCCGGGCAGGCCACCAAAGTTATCGACTGGGCCAGCATCGCATTGATCTTTCGATCCATAGCTTTGTCGTGGTCCAGTTGGTTAACCATACGTGTGGTTTTATCCACTGAATTGTAATAGGTAGACTTCAAGTAAGAAGAACAAATGAAGTCATGGTCAGATTCTTTGTAAGGTCTAATTAGGATCATTTTTACGGCTCCGTCTTATAGACTCCAGGTCGATTACTTTCTTAGTTAGAAGTTCATTTACATTCGAAAACTCTTTGTTTTTATTGAACAAATCCTTGTAGTTAACATTCAACTGATAATGCTCTTCAGCCTCTCTATTAAAAGAAGAAACCAATTGCTCATGCTTAGACAACAAATCCTTATGGTCAGCCTCTAATTGCTTTAGGAGAGTAGTTAAATTACTGACCTCAGCTTCAGAATGTTTATAAGCCTTAGCATTGTAATAGCTTACACTTTTAATCTTACTTAATTCATTAGATTTTTCAGATAGGGTCATGAGAGTGAAATTATGTTGCTGTTTATTGTCAGCAGATAGCCATTGAAACAATAAGCTAAAGAATCCGTATGTTGATATTAAGATACAAAATAGCAGTTCAAATTTAGTCATTATAGTTTTCTCCAGATTTCCATGATTGTTTTAAGTTTAGTCATTCGGTATTGGGTTTTGTTAGTTCCAATATTTAAGATTTTAGCGGTTTGACGGTAGCTCCAGCCTTCGCAGTGTAGGGCCCAGATCTGTTTATCTAATTCAGAATTGAATGTGAAGTTATTTAAGAAGTCTTGGGCGATTGAGAAGTATTTTTGGGTATGTTCGATTTTGTGGATGGATGCTTGGAACTTTTTTACTTGGCCAGTGGGGTATTCGATGTCAGTGAAGCCTTGGGCTTCTATTTTTTTGTACCATTCTTTTTGAAGCGTTTTGAGGCATTTTGTCATGTCAAATAAAAGTTTGGCTAACTAACCGACTTAAATCAATGAAATGATCTGTAATTATGACGATATGTGTAATTGCAAGAAAAGTCCAGGTAATAAGCAAAAAGAGCTGCAGCAATTCGAGCTCTTCCTTTTTGGATCCAAAAATCTGTTATTTAGTGACATGGTACCGGTCCGGCCGGCTGCTCGTAGTGTTTGCAGACCGCGGGTAAATGAAGTGCGCAGTAAAATTGTATTACACTGTAAAAAATGATTATTGCTTAAATTTGGATTGTCGTGTGATGATGTTTGAACTGATAAAGAAAATGCCTGAAGAGGTCATCTCCAAGCATTTAATAATGATTACTGATAGACTCATTATTATGTCATAGACCGTTTCAGGTCAATTACTTCTTTAAAAGTTTATTAAGTTTAGTGGATCGTTAAAAAATAGTTGTGCCCCGTTTTGGGATCAACTGACAGGGCTCCCCCTTATCTACCGACCGGAGCACTTGGAAAGCGACAGGAATTAGCTCCAAGCGAAAGGCCACTAACCTTATTAGACATATAAACCTTGCTGAATCTAAGAAGTAAGCGGGTTCAAAAGTATTTTTTAAAACTGTTTTCCCTACAGGTAGGGGATTCCTATATCTAGTTTATGAAACAGCCAATCTGATTAAATTAACGAGAATGTCTTGCATCCCTGCCGCGCTACCGCTTGGACCTCGTTTGAATTGCTTCGCAATTGCAAGCCGATGGGAAAAGTTAAACAGCCGGATTTATCAATCTTTTTAATGAACAGCCAATTAAGTGCACTTATGCACATAGTGCATCACAAATAATAAATAAAATTAAAATAGTTGTTGTCAGGTGTATTACACTTTGTTAGTTTGGTTTCAAGAAAAGGAATCGAACAAATGAAAACAATGTCTTTAGAAAATAAAATTGCTCAAGCCGGTCTACCTACAATGATGGCTGTATCTGGTTCTAACCAAGTTTATGTAATCGGTAAAAATGGTAAAACTGGATCTTACTTCTTTCAAGAAGGTAAAGCAGTTTGTGTTTCAACTTTCAGAAATGGGCAAGAAGGCGAATCACACACTTTCCACAAATCAATCAAATCTTTCATTCAGGTATTGGTGTAGTCATGAAAAAAAATACAACTTAGAAATCTCTGATTATAAAGAATTTGCAGACGCTGGAGCTTGGAGATCTTATGACTTACAAGCTTCTGGTAACACTCTAGAAGAACTATTCGATGACTCTCATGTGTTTGAAGTAGATCAAGACGGTGGTGACATCACTGATTACAAAGAGTGTGGTTTCAAAGAAATGCAGGCCATTGTTGATGAATTATCTGATGAAGGTGTTTCTTGCTACTGGGAAGTTACTTTTAAAGGCTTTGCGCCAGTGATTCATACTGAACTTCCTAAAGCCCAATACAAAGTTGCATACAAAAACCCTGACTTTACTGTCATTGGATATTTAAAGGAGAATGAATAATGTTAACAAAAAAAGATATTTATAAATTAGAGATGCACGAAACTACAGTGGTAGATGATTGCAGTTTATTCACCACGGTGATGAGAGTGCCTCATGGCTGGATTTACAGAAGTTATGACAAATCATCAAATATTCTATCTTCTGTTTTTGTCCCATTTGCCACTAAGGAGTTAGGATTTTAAAATGTCATTTATTGAAGAATTGAAAAAGAAGATTGCTGAGATTGATGAAAAAAATAGAAAGTTAGAATCTTCAGCTGGGTATCTTAAGCAGAATGAGCGAATCCAATCGCTAACCGAGAAGCTTAAAATCGCTGAAGAAGCTTTGGACGAAATAGGGAATAAAGCTATTTCAAAAACAGAATACACAAGAAACTCATTTGCAGCTATTGCAGACCAAGCCCTAGAAAAGATCCGTGGTGATAAATGAAAATCTGGACACCAATCTTAGTTGATGGAACTGAAGATCAATACAAAATTTACACTGACAATAAAGGAACTATGCTCTGCGACGATCAAGATACCACGGAGCTAGTAAAGTTGGATGATGTAATGTTTGCATTGAAAAAGTGCGAAGGCGATATAGATATGTTTAAGTTTTTACTGCCTAAATCAAAGTGGCCTTATGAGGATGTAAAATGAAAATAATAGTCCAATGCTTTCATTGCAAAGCTGATAAAGAGATTTCACAGAGCGATCACAAGACTGCACAGAAGCGAGGACATAAAAACTTCTACTGCAATCCACAATGCTACGGGGATTCTAGAAGGATGACAGCTGAACAAGCTGAGGCCTCTAGAAAGCGTCAGGCTGAGAGATGTCTTGCCGGGTACTACAGGAAGAAGGCTTTGAAAGAAGAAAGCATGATAGCCTACAGAGAAGATTTTGAGGACAAAATAGTCCAGGTCGATTCAAATTTGCCAATGGGGTTAAATAAATGAAAAAAGGAATAACTCCAAGCTTTTTGGTGGCACATATACCTGAAAAAGGCAAAAATTGCAGTTCTTTAAAATATAAAGAGAAGTCCATTGATAAGCCCAATATGGACCCTGCTCTTAGTTTGCAATCTCTTAAAAGAAGAGCAAAAGAATATAAAAATACTGGTTTAGTTCTAGGACGTGGCAAAGGGGGTTTATATATACCGACGGGAAGTTCTTTTAAATCTGCTCACGACATAATAATGAGTAAAATAAATCTCAATCCTATATTACCTCAAGAAGTTAAACATCTTGATATTTCTAAATTTAATTCAATAAAAGAAAAAATTTCAAAATATGATAAAGCTGCTATTTTGGCGAAAAAACACGCCAAATATCACCACTTACTTAGAAAAATGTCTAAGTGTAAAATAAAAACAGATGCTCAAGTTGATTTAATAATGACGATTTTGGATAGAATTAAACATAAAATTAACGCGGTGTAATACAATTAAAATATATGTTGATGGTGTATTACAATTGGATTAGAACTGTATTTAACAAAGCGGATTAAGAAACGCTAAACAAAAGGATGAAAGATGAAAATCAAAGTAATGAATAACGAATTAAAAGGAAGACAAAACGAAGAGCAAACTATGGAGATCACAATCCTATCTGATAAACATGGCAATGAAGTTTTAGATTGCGCTGTTTATATCCCAGCAGTTGATTCATGGTTTTGTTGGTTAACTTTATCTGGTGCAGCTTGGACCAAAGTAAATGCTGAAGCTGAAGAAATGATGCAATCTTACTTAGAAGAAAACGGAATGAACAAATCTTTTGATACAGCTGAACAATTCGCAGCTTCTCTATACTAGGAGTTATAAATGAGAACACTTGAACAACTAAAAAACAAAGAAGAATCAATCAGAATGCAACTTCAAAGCCCTTTAACAGCTGACGAAAGACACGATCTTAAACTTGATCTTGAATATGTTGAAGGTCAAATCGCTGAGTTAGAATTTGATGCAGCGGCTGAATTAGAATCTAACCATGAAAGAGTGGCTGAAAATGACTAGCAAACAAATTGAAATTTTCGTAACAAGCCTTGAAAAAGCTTTCGCACAACAAGAAGAAGAAGGGGTTAGGGAATTAAACTTAATCCTCGCTTCAAAAACTGAATCAGAGCGTAAGTTTTATGAAAGCATTTACGCATTGGGTTTTCAGAAAGCAAAAATAGCAGCGAGTCACTTGATGGATGTGAGAGTCCCAAATGACAAGTGATTTTGAACCAATTGAAACTCCTGAATTATTTGAAGAAGAATTAGAAAAAATGGCGGAACGACATGATGAAAAAAGCAATCTTGATAATGTTAATATACGTTGCGGTTTATGCGGTCTTTATCATGAAGTTTAAACGTGACAAATATCCGGCTCAGAATGTACAGACAGAGCTAGATATTTGTTCGATAGACGAATGTATATAAAGGAGAAATAGATGGCTACTAACAAAAGCAGGCCATTCACAATCAGAGCCAGAAATGACTTACTTGATGAATGCAAAACTTATAAAATTGATAAATCTAAAACTTGCAATGATGCCCTAAGATTGGCCGTTGCAACTGAAAAAGAAAAAAGAAAAGGAAAACGTAAAAATGAAAAACGAAATCGCAGTAACAGAACAGTACCTTCACAAGAATGCGCAAGTAATCCAGAACCAATTTAAACTTGTTGGGGCGGATTTAGATTTCTTTCTGATTCAGTGTGCTCGTACTGGCTTAGATCCGATCACAAAGCAAATTTACGCAATCCCAGCGGGCCAAGGTAAAATTAACATCATGGCGTCTATTGATGGCCTTCGCTTAATCGCAGAACGCTCAGGAGCTTACGAAGGCCAAACAAAAGCTGAGTGGTGCGACAAAGAAGGAAATTGGTCTGACGTTTGGATTAAAGAAGGTACTCCGAAAGCTGCCCGTGTTGGAGTTTACAAAAAAGGATTCCGTGAGCCTTTAGTAGCTACGGCCATGTTTGATGAATATGCTCAGAAACAACAGTACGATGACAAATATGGAAAGTATAAAGCTGGTGATCTTGGCCATATGTGGAAAAAAATGCCTGCTTTAATGATTGCGAAAGTTGCTGAAGCATTGGCTTTAAGAAAAGCTTTCCCCAATGAAATGTCAGGCATCTATGCGACTGAAGAAATTCCACAACCAGAGCGTGAAGTTACTGCCGCCCCTACCCTTAAAAAAACTAGTTTCACGCCATGGCAAGGTCTTCCAACTAAATCTGATGACATTGCTGAGAATGGATCTGGATTTGATCTTTCTCCAGAAGTTGCAGCTTTAGCCAATCAGAAAGTAGACTACTCTGATCACGTTTTAACTATCGGATTAAATAAAAACAAAATGTTAAAAGACATTGGCACAGAAGAAGTTTTTAAATTCGTTGAGAGAATGTGGTCAAATGAGAAAGTAAATGAAGGCAATGTACAAGAAATTAGAATCTTAGAACAATGGCTGCAAGACATGAACTATACACCACCAAAGACAGCGCAGTTTAAGGATGAATAAAGCAATTTACACCCATTGCTTTTTGGTAATCTTGTATTTTATAATTTTAACAAATAAGGAAAACGCAGAATGTTTGCAGAATTTTTTAAATCACTTTTAAACTCATTAACAAATCTTTTTAAAAAAGATCCGCAGGATGGCTCTAACAAGCCACCTGCTGTGATTCCACCGAAAGTTATTGAAGACCAATTAATAATTTTAACACTGAAGGATTATGCTTGGGGACGCGAAGCTTTAAAGCATAGAGGTCAGAAGGAAATTCCCGGCAACAAAGACAATCCCGAGATCATGTCATGGTACTGGGAAGTCATGGGAAACAAGAAAGTTCAGCATGATGAAACAGCTAACTGCATGGCTTTTGCTATGTGTATGTTTAAGCGTGCTGGAATGAAATATATTAAATCATTGTGGGCTGCTGACGCCAGAAAAGTCGGACAGCTTTGTAAATTGAAATTAGGATGTTTAGTAGGAAAACGCTCAACAGCAGCGGCTTCTGGCATTCATGTTACTTTCTGCGAAGCAATTGATGAAAAAAATGGAGTGTTTTATGGCTTCGGCGCGAATCAGCAAAACCAAGCAATGACTTCCAAATATAAAATTTCTGATGTAGTTTTTTGTGTATGGCCTGATAAGGCATAATTGATTTTCGTGCAGGCAAGCTTGGTGCCTGTGATAGTGTGTAGAAGCATTATCAATCCTTTCTTAAACGCAGCCGGAGCGGTCCAAGTCCGGCAAATTTTTATGCAATTTGGATTTTTACAACAAACATTAACACCGAATCAGTTCAATAATTTAATGATCGGAATCGGTCAATTGAGATTAGCTGTCGATATGCATGGTCAGTTCGATAAGTTAATCAGAAAGGACATTAAAATGGCTGCTAAAGCAAAAAAAACTAAAAAATCTTCAAAAAAGACAACTAAATCTTCTAAGAAGTAATTTAATTGCGCCTGATTGCCAGTAACCTTTCAGGCGCGATTGATTGAAGTAGCGCGATTAGGCTGAGCTGACAAACATATTATATGCAAACATAGTATATGCAAATTTAGCAAATCCTGATCGCGTGACTTGAGTCATTTTGTTAAGCTAGTTTAAAAGGGACCTTTGCGAGACGTTGCAAAGTTAAAACGTGGGAGGCATACCCGAGATTTCCGTAAAGCCGGAAGCTTAGCATTCATTTTTCACCCGGCATGAAATATTGCCGGGGTTCTTTTAAACTTCATTCTCTAATTTTTGTGTTGGCGTTGAATAACTCGCAGCAATCGCATTGCGGCCAGATTGATTTCCTTTTGATGGTGACTGCGGTGTGCCCATTCCGTCTTGTCCAGACAGCATTGTAGGGTTTAACCAGTTGTTAAAATTAGCTCCAATGTTTTTCTGTTCTAAACCAGCTGCTAAATTGTTTTCTAAGAAATAAGAAATCGAAAGTTTTTTCCAAGATGGAAGAGCTTCTTTGTCTTTCTTCTGATCGTACTTAATCATTTCCATCATTAGAATTTCTTGCATTGATTTATATAATGACGGGTAAACGCGAAGTAAAGTTTCCAAGTGATCGTTTGTTAAAGTTCCAGCACGAACGTCATTTAATACACCTGTAGGATTCACAACAGTATTGTAGTATCGAGAAAACTTGTATGCGTCTGATTTGCTTACTACGAAATTATTACTATCTAAAGGCTTTCTAGGTGGTTGAACCGGAAGCTTTTCTCCTAAGAAATCCAGCGCTCTATAAGCTGTGGCTTGAGTAGCTTGAGAAATGCCAGGTGCGAAATTATTCATTTCACCCAGCTCATTAGATAGATGCTCGACAAGTTTATCTGGATTTTCAGACCACTCACTCAAGTTTTTAATCATTTGATCGTGGTTTAATTCAGAAGGATGAAAATTTTCTCTCTTCTGTTTTTCTCTCGTCATTCTCTCAGAAGTTACATTTGAACTTGTTGCAACTTTTCCAAGATCACGCGCTGTGATTGGATTTTTATCGAAAATAGCCGCAGCCTTTTGACCGATCTTTTCGTCAAATGCTTTAAAGGCCTTTTCAAAACCTAAGAATGCGCGAGCAGCTTTGTTTTTATCTGTGATAGTGTCTAAGGCTTTACCAACGGCAGCACCAGCACCAGCGCCGGGGATTCCACCAATAGATCCGGCAATGGCTCCCATTTGTGTGAATGTGCTGTCGTCTTCAGTTTGTAAAAGCATTTCTTTACGCGCTTGATTTCTCGCGTAGTTTTCAGCTGTTTCACCATGAAAAGCTTTGGCCGCATTTTTTAACATATCATCGCCAGCTTCACCGAAAATTAGTTTTCTAGTTTCAGGGGCAAGCTTTTTATCAGAAACTAATTCCAAAGCTTTAACCGGGTTAAATTTACCGGCTTTGGTAGCTTCATTTGCGATTTTATTTTTAAAGGCGTTAGCTAAATTTGCAAATTGATCTGGGTAATTTGTTTGTAAAAACTTAAGGCCTTCGACGTTATTGCGAGCCTTAAACATTTTCTCAACTAAGACATTACCTTCCATGTCTTTTAGTTTTTCAACGAAAGCTCTAAATGAATTTGGGTTCTTCATTCCAAGAGATTCAGCTAGTGTTCTTAATTTCTGTTTATCTTTTCCATAAGATTCACGCTCGAATTTAATAGCATTTGCTGCATCTTCAGCGGCTTTAATTTCGTACTTATTGCCAGTGGCGCGAGCTGCATACATTAAAGCGTCATCCTGAGCTGTATTCATAGCATCAGCAATGATTCCCATTTCACGATTTAAAAGAGTGTCTTTATAAAACCCAGAAGCTGCACGACCGCTCAAAGTTGAATTTATTGATTGTTTTAAAGTCCAAATGTCATCAGCTGAATTTAGTCTTAAGAAATCTTCTTTGAAATCTCTAAAAACCTGTCTCGCCGTAGAATTTGTCGGAAGCATATCTTCTATTGAATTATAAAGCTTAGATCCGTATAACTTTTTTTCTAAGGCTCCAAGGATGTTGTCGCCAAATATTTTGTTTAATGGAGTTTGCCCGTAAGTTTCACGAAGTGGTTTAAACTTTGTTTCATAAAGATCATTAACGAATTTGTATTGAGCAGCAAAACCATCAGTAACTTTTTTACCTAGTTCAGCTTGTGTTCCGTTAGAACCATCACCAAATACCATGTTCAATTCTGATTCTAATCTTTGAAGAGCGCCAATGTCTTTCTCAGCTGAATTTAAAACAGCCTGAGCTTCGCGTTCAGCATTGATTGTTGCTTTAATAGTAGCTTCATCGGCAGAATTAAATTTAGAAATAATTCTAGAATAAGCATTTGCAAGAGCATCATTATTTTTTAATGCGCCATAAAGTTTTTTAGTTCCACCTACTGCGGCGTCACCTAATGCTCCAAGAGAAGTATCAAAAACAAGACCTAGCATTGCGCCATTCATACCATCAGCAAAAACTCTTTCGCCGTTAAGATCCATATCGCCAAGTGATTGCTCTGAAATAGACTGACCAGCAGCAAAAGCTCCGCCGATTGTAGATCCACGAATAGCGCGACCTGGGATTTTTGAAAGCACTTGATGCGTGATAGGGCTTGTTGCTTCTTTTGCAATGCTAGAAGCCATCATTCCGCCAAGCGGGTCAACCATTTTACCTAAAGCTTCTGCACCTTCTTCAACAACGCGAGTTGGAGCATACTTAGAAGCTCCCATAACCGCTTCAGATCCACGAATAACACTGTCGCCTAGCTTCTCTATGCCTGCGGCTTTTGTTAAGCGTCCAACGCTTTTACCGACTAAGCCAAGACCAGATAAAGGATCAATAACAACGCCTAAACCAGTTCCGGCAATTGTTCCTAATGGATTTTCTTCGCGTCTTACTTGTTCATATTTTAATTCATCATCTGGAAGCATTGCGCGCGCAGCGAGATCTGTCGCTCCAAAGCTTGAAGTTGATAAATAATTAGAGGCAACGTTTTTAATTTGCTCGCCCGGTGTTGAAGCGAAGTCTTTCATCGAAAGATTTTCAGCTTCGCTTGGCTCCATAAATCTAAACTCGCCAGATTTTACGAGTTCATTAGCTTGATCGACTGGGCCGGAGTAAACTTTACCGTCTGCTCCGATTAGATTTATGAAGTTTGGACTAGTTGGCACTTGTGAATCCTTTTGATTTCGCTTTATTTTTCAAGCTTTGTTTAGGAGTGTAACCAATTAAGTTGTTTCTTAAAAAGTTCTCCTTTTCATGCTGAAGAATTTCTTTAACTGCGTCAAGCTGCTCTCTAAAGTGAACTGTATTCCATTTGCGAGGATCTTGAATGATTGACTCAGCGATATCAAACTCAAGCTCAGATAAACGAGTAGAGGCCACTTTCGCGGACTCATTCGACATAAAGTTACCGATAGCGCGTTTATATTCAGAAGCCGCAAGCTGTCTTTGCTTAGTTAAAGGAATTTTTGTTGAAACGCTATCGAACTGGTAAAGGTTATCTAGAGACTGCTCTAAATCGTGGAAGTTAGTCATGTACTGATCTACCTTCTCAGCATTATCCTTGCGTTTTGCGAAGTAAACTTCACCATTTCCATCAACATACATTTTTTCAACTAGATCTGGATTGTTACCGATAGCGCGATAATATTCAGGAGTTCCTTCTTTTAATCTGAATGCGCCAGTTGTTGCTCCGTAATTTAAGTATTTATTGTTAAGCTCTAACATGTTTTGAACCAAGGCCAATTTTAAATTTGCTTGATTCATTTCAAGGGCGGCTTTGATTTCTGGTTTTCTAGCCATAGCCTTAGCTTTTTCCATTTCGGCCAATGCTTGAGCGCCCAACGCAATACGTGTCGCCTGAATAGCATCACGCTCATTTCCGTATTTTTGTAATTGAACATCAAGAATAGTTTTACCTTTTCCGATTTCTAATTTTTGCGCTTCAATGTCACGATCAATTGCGCGATCGATTACCATCAGGGCCTGTGAAGGCTGACCAGTTAAAGCAGCGCCAATTCCTGAAAGAATTAATCCGATTGCACCAGTAAACTGTCTGCCAGTTGAAGCGTTTTTAAATAAACGATTGGGATCAACTTTATTTGCTAAATAATCTTTCGTGAATAAATCAATTTGATCGTTTGATCTTTGAAGTAATTCATTTTGACGGTTAATCATGTCCTGTTGTTGTTTTGCAAGAGTGTCTGCATATTTAACTTCAGCTTGTCTTTGCATTTCTTGAGAGTTGGCCTGAGTTTGCAAAGCTCCAGATTTTGCATCATAAATTTCTTGATACTGCTGTGGAAGGTTTTGCATTCCATAAGCTGACATTGGCTGCTGCTGTTGAGCTTGGCCTGAAGCAAATTGGTATTGAGAACCTTGACCACCTTGGGCTTGTTGGATCAAACGTTGATTTTCTTGAGCCGCAAGCTTGTAAGGTGGAACTTGCTCTGGTGCAGATCCCGGGCCCTGATAACCTCCAGGAACGCCACCACGAGTTGCAATCATTTCCTGTTGAACTGGTGTTCTATAACCTGCGATATATGAATCTTGCTCAGCTGTGCGCGCATCAACCATTCGTTGTTGGCCTTCAACATTGAACATATTTCCCGGAACTTCTTCAACTCCAGAAGGATATTCAACTCCAGAAAAAATTGCTGGATTGTTTGGATTGAAATTCATGGCCTGATCTAAAGATTGATTTTCTCTTTGATAAAAAGGTTTTTCTTGCGATGAAGTTCTAAACTCACTTTGGGGTAAATACTGAGAGGCATATTGATCTGCTCTTTTAACGCGATCAGAATTAGGATTGGCGTAATCTTTTGTAGATGTGCCATAATAGTCATATCTTGCTGGCTTTCCAATAGATCCGGGTCCGCCAATGTGCGCCTCTCTTAAGTTATTTGTGTCCGCTCCTACGTTTGGCTTTGATGAATTATATTTAATGTTATCAAGACCAGCTTCAACTGCATCCCTTGGATTTGATAAATCTAAATTTTGTCTTGAGTATCCATTTCTCTTTAATGTATTAAGAGTGTCTGTAGTTACTTGGAATCCACCCTGTGCGCCAACTTTATTTGGCTTTGCAATTCTTGGATCTTTTCCGCCACCAGACTCCATGTAATAAAGCTGTAAAGCAGCTCTTTTTTGGTTTTCGTTTAACCCCTTTTCTTGAGCCATTTTTAAAACTTCATTGCCATCAATGTAAACCGGATCAATAGGAGTAGGCTCTACAGACTGAGGTATGCGCCCACCTTGATTATATCCGCGAAGCTCTTGATCTTCCAGATCTTCGCCGATCTTTTGAAAAGCTTTTTTGATGTCACCACCAATATTTGAATTATTATAATCAATTTTTGCTTTATGAATAATTGTGTCGTTTGGTTCGTGAGGCTGAGGACTGTGGCCGCGCTCTTGTGATACGCGAGGAAGATCAATGCCCGGCTCCATTCCTTCATAAAGCTTTTCATGTAAAGATTTTTTCTTCTTTAACATAGTTGGATTGGTAACAGCTGGAACTTCAATAACGCCACCTTGATTGTATTTTTTAATAAAATCAGGGCCTACAGCATTTTTTGCAACTTTGACAACGCGACCACCATCAGAAAAGTGATAACAGCCGTTCTCTTCTTTTAGAAATTTCATTATTTACCAGCCTTTTTCTCTAATTGCGCAATACGTTTTTTCATTTGTGAATTAACTTTCATGACCTGTGCTACGTCAATTTCGTCAATGTCTTTTTCTTTCGCGTGAGTTTTCTTATTCTTTAAGACCTGATCGATAAATCGTTTAGCCATTTCAGGGCTCTTCGCGTGTGTGCGAGGGATTACAATCTCACCCGGTGAAAGCATTGCCGGAACTGTGTCGTTCGCTTCAGAATTTCCCATTACTTTAGCTTCACCCGGTACGTGTCCACCTTCAGACATTTGAACAACGTCTTCTTGCTGTTGAGCCTTCTGGACATCTGGTTGGCCGTATTTATGACCTAAATAACCACCGATTCCATTAAGAACACCACCGAACATTTGCGTACTTCTTTGGTTATTAGCTTGTTGATTTTGAAGCTGTAACTGTTGGTTTTGAATATTAGCAGTTTGCTGACCTGATAAAACACCAGCCAAGTTTTGTTGAGCTTGGATCTGTTGTTGAGCTTGAATAATTCCCATGTCGGCAGCGTTTTTCTGCGCCATCATCGCTTGATTTTGAGCGGCTAATCTTCCGGCTAATGCTGGATTGATTCCCTTTTGTGAAGCGACAAATCCAGTATTCTGACGAATATTTTCGTCATTCGCTTTTCGCATCATTCCCAGTGCTGGATTTGGTCCCTGACCGTTTGCCTGTTGCTGAAGTTGAGACACAAGTTGATTTTGAGCCCCTGTGACTCCCGGATTTAAAGCGTTGTTTGGCATTGATGTTTGAGGCTCTAAAGAGTTACCTAGCGCGCCGCCCAGTGCTCCGCCGATTACTCCGCCGATACCTGGCAAAACTGCATTTCCTAAAGCTGCACCACCAACTGAACCGATTGTTCCGAATAAACCCATTTTTTCTCCTAACCAAAGCTTTGCGAAGCGCGAATTTTGTTAAGTCCTTTTTTCACTCCAACTTCAAAAGAAATTGAACTGATCGTTAGACCTTCGCCGATTGTTGTTAAATATTGTGATTCAATAATTTTGTATCTGATCGAAGTACATTTCTGTCTTGGCATATGCAGCCTGTAAGCATAGATAGCAAGAGCAGGATTGATATTGTTAATAGGAATTGTGTCAAAATAATTCTCATCAAAGTCATAATAAACCTGCATCACTAAATTGTGATTTGATTTGTAGTCACCTAATAAAATTGCTTTGTAAACACGTTGAAATGCTTCAATTCCTGCGAATGAAAACCATCCAGTATCTAATGACATTGGAATATATGAAGGCGTTTGAACTCCTGAAACTGTTCTAGAATCTGCAAAAGCAGTCGTTTCCTTTTTCAAAATTCCTGAAGAACTTAAAAAGTGATAAACACCATTAATGTTTTCAGCATCATTTTGAGAAAGTGAATCGCCTTGGCCTTCATGTGTTGACCACTGTTTATGATAGTAGTCATAAGTCATGAATTGTCCGTTAGATAAACCAAAACGAACTTGATGAACTGTTTTCATTACTCGAGATGAAATAATTGTGAATTGGTTGAAATCTTCTACTGCATCGCCAATGTAATCAAATCCCATAGAGCGATTAAGTAAATAAATTCCTTTATTTGTCTTAACCATGACACCTTCTGGAATATTTACAACGCTAGCTTCTTCACCTTTTTTACATCCAGCTTTATCAGAATTAATTAATTGAAAAGGCGTGAAATCATTTTGAAGACCCATTGGATTCGGGCCCTCGCCTAACATATAGTAGGCCTCATCGCCTTTGTAAGTAATAAACTTTTCATCTAAAACAGCTGTAGCAGTTACGTCACCGCCCGGAGCGTTTACGTTTAAAACGAACGAATCGTTAAACTCTAATCCGTAACCGGGAATAACTTGTTTTGAATACCAAATTTCTGACTTGTTATCTTTTCTAACGCCCATGATTCTATTTTTGTAGAATTGAACTGAGTCAAAAGCTGGTGGAGCGATATTTTCAACCTCTCCGCCAGAAGTATAAAGTTGTTCATTTGCTTCAATTTCACCATCCGAGTCAGAAATTTTAATTACAGTTTGAAACTGTTGTTTGTTATTAATGATCGGAATCACCACAGAAGTAGTTCTGAAGTAAATAGATCCATTAACTTTTGTTCTGTATAAAACCAAAGAAATATTATTTTTGTTTGTTAATGAAATATTTCTAATGCCTATGTAGTAGCTTTTAGAATCTGGAGTCCACGTATTGATTGCAGCTGTTGCGGTCGCAGCTAAATCAATGTCATAAAAACCAGTGCCATAGTCGCGAGTAATAATTGCGTTTGCTGGAAGACCAGCTGGTGCTCCTGTAACTGATTTAATTCTTTGGCCAACGTGGAAAATCCCACCACCAGCGGCTTGAATCATTTTGCTGCCATTAGTTGTGTTGATCGGATAAATACCAGCTGCGAAAGCAGTTGCCGCTCTTGTAAACGAATAAGTACTTCCGAAAGTTCCAGCGCCTACTGTTGTAAAAATTACTAAACCATTTGGACCAAGTCCTGCGGCTCCTGCCTCGTCTTCTGTATAAATTCTTTCGACTACAGTTCCACCGGGATATGCAGTCGGATCTGTTACAGTGTCGCCAACAGCTAAATTTATTGGATTATCAAATCCAGTTGTATTTACAACGAAGCTTCTGCCCGGAGGAAGTTGAGGCCCGCCATAAACTTGAATCCCAGTGAAGTTAAAAACAGGACGCGCTCCAACTGGTTCAGTTGAATCAACCATTTTAATCGGTAGTGGATCACTTGGCGCTGATCTGTGAAGCTGGCCATTTTGATCTGTCCACTCGTAAACACCAACAATCTGGACTGTTGGATCTGGAGTTAATCCATAACTTCCAATACCACCACCGATTGTATCTTGCGAAAATGTTGTATTTAAAGAAGGAAAAATATTAAATCCAGATTCTACAACGTCAGATCCATCATATTGAAACAGCTGACCACCAGTGAAGCAAAGAGACTGCGCGATTAGCTCACGATCTACCGCTTTAGTTGATTGGAATGAGTGAATTGTCTGAACCCCATGAAGGTATGAAATCTGCTCATTTAAAACAATTGTGCGAGATTTTTTTAAATAAGCGAAAAGGAATTTTTGAGTTCCAGATTCAGAAAATAAACAAACTTCAGGGAGAGAGCGTATAGGATTTTGTCCTAAAACATTTGGATCACGATCGAATCCGTAAGTTCCTGATTCAGCTTTTTCGTAGCAGACCATATTCAAATTAACAAAATCAAAACCCATTAAATAAAGCCCGTATTGGCTTGTATTGTAAATCGTGTTTTCATTTGCATTGATGTATGACGAAGCCGTAGGGCACGCGAAATAATATAAATAATTTTGGTATAAAAATACTTTTGATTGAAGCAATAACCCGCATGAAACAATCGTAGGCGCTGACGCCACATTTAGATTTGTGAAGTCATAACGAACAATTGCATTTTCTCTTGGGTAAGTTGCATTACCTGCGTGATAGATAAAGATTTTAGCATCACCCAGTGAATCAACAAAAAGAGTGGCCGTTTGAGCCGCTCTCGTTGCATCAATCGTGTATTGTGTAGGCTCAGGTCCGCCAGTGTTAGAATCATCAAAGATTTTTACATAAGTGTCATTTGCAACTGGATCACAGTAAAGCACCACAATGCGCGTGCTGACATTTCCATGTAAAGCTACGGTAAAAGTGACTGCCGGGCCCACTAAGCTTCTACGAAGTGAAACCACGAACGCAGAAGTCATTCTATAAATTCTTACAAGTGATCCAGTTTCAGAAACAGCGATAAAAACTTCATTACCTACTTTTGTAGAATCGAAATTTTGATTTACTGTTAAAGTCGCTGTGATTTGAATTGGAGTTACGACGGCCAAAGGTGCAGCCGGGTCAACGATCACATATCTTAACGACTGAGAAGCTGTTGCAGACTGGTTGATTGTGTAAAACACAACCCACTGGCCTGATAAATATTGAACTTGGATATTTGTCACCACTTCAGTATCTAAAATCACATTGTCTGCAATGATGTTTCCAGTTGATTTCTCGATAATTGTATAAAGTAAATTAGAGTTAAATTCTTTGTTTGTATAAACATAAAACTCCAGGTCGTTCACCGGATCGTAAGATCCAACTGGATTTGATTTTGATAAAGAATCAAACTGAACCGACTTAACATCATAATCAAAGTTTCTTAGGTTGATTGATTTTGTAACCCATGTTTGATCTGGGCTATAGCTTAAAAGCGCATTTTTATCCTGAATCAAAATCTCATTTTTATATGAGAAAGTAGAAATTCCAGTCGTAACAGGAAAAGCTGATCCTTGAATGGCTGTAGGATATGCTTCATAACCAAATCGTTTTTTAAGTTCTTTTGATTCTTGAAAATGAGCATTTTTCAAAAGCAAAAGTTTTCCCGGAGACACTTGCTTTGGATCTGTCTTAGTGTCTAACCCTTGTGAAAAACTCATTGGTACGATTTGCTTTTGTAATGACATAATATTCCTTAAAACACGCTTAAATCGACAATTACGTCTGTTGTGGAAGTTAAATATAAAAACAATTCTGGCTGACTTCCTGTAGTTTGGTAAATATCGCCAGCGCCATTTTTCCCGATCAGAGTCCAGCCAGAAAGTTTTCTGTTTAACTTGTGCGGGATTGTGTTTTTACCGGCTTTTAGAGAAATACCTGTCAAACTATTGGCGCTTAACTGAGGATTTTTCGCCAGCTGTCCGAAGTTGTTTGAAGTGTTGATGTTATTCTGATTAGTGGCGCGGTCTTGAGAATAAACAATCGGAGTTGTTTTGATTCTCATTAATAACCGCCATCGCCGTTAGGCCAATCCACATTTCTAAACATCGTGTCTGAAACTGTCGGAGGAGAAGAAGCGTTTCTATTCTCAGCCGCATTTTCAATTCGATTGATAATTTTATTTTTTGCATCCACTAAGATTGTGGCTTCTGATTCTTCTTTCACTTTGCACTTGATAGCCGCATCAATGATAACGTACTCAGTCCAACCAGAAACACCTTCAAGCGTTGCGCTGTCTGAATCCATTGTAGTCATCGTCGGAACATACCACATATTGATTTTTTGCCCGGCCATTGGAACAGGAGTGAACCAGATCTGATTTCCATTTAAACGGTAACGTAAATTTGTTACACCGTAGAAAGTTTGAAAGTTTGGAGTCGCATATTTATTTCTGTCAGAGAAATTAAATTGCGGAACGGTAACAGCTGATTCAGCAGAATTTGACAAAAGTAAATCAACTCCAAGCTCTTTATAAAAGTCAGCTGGAAGGTTGTATTTGTCGTTTGTTCCGTCTGTGATGATTTGAAAAGCGGGAGCAACAAAATAGTTGTCCCCGTATTTTTGGACTAACAAATCGTAAAGTTCAAAAGCTGACTGATTAATATATGAATTTAATTCAGAGTCTTGAACAAACTGAGAGTTTTCCATGTCTGCACGTTGTCTTACTGCGGCTCTAAGTTGCGCCAGTGTCATCGTTGTAGCCATATTTTACTCCCCGTTTTGATCTTTTTTGTAATCCTTATTTGAAATTTTTCTTAAACATTCTGCTAAACGAAGAGCTGATTTCTCTTGAACAGCTGAAAGGATCTCTTCAGCCAAAGCAGTGAAGGCATCATCCTTGACGCCTAAGTTTTCTTCTGATTTTGATTCGACAGTAGAGCCACCTGCGCGGCTCTTTAAAACTGTCTGGATTTTTTTCTTGTCAGTGAAAAACATTTTCGACCCCCTACTAGTAGGCAGACGATTGTTTTAATTGAGCTACGAATCTGAAAGCCTCACCACTCGCTGGATCAGTAGCAACGCCACCAACAGCGAATTGAATGATAATAGCTTTAGAAGCTGAGTTTGATACTGCTTCAGAAACAATGCGAACTTCAGGAGCTGCTGGAGCTGCTGTGCTGATTAACATTGCTTGAAACATTAATAAACCGTAGTAAGTATCTTGTAAAACAATCGAATAGCGGCCAGCGCTTAAACGAGAGATTGATGCGATACCTTTAGATGATCCGCCAGTCCCACCAGTTACAAGCGTTGGAGCGCCTGCCGCACCGATAGTAACGTGACCAAATAAATCAACTACTGCTTTTTCTAATTGTAATCTGAATTGATTGTATAGACGATTTGCCATTGTGAAATTTCCTTCTGCGACTGTGCGCAAGGTATGGTTTAAAATTTTACCTAAGCCCCCCTAGGTAAAAAGTAGAAAGGGTCTAAGAGCTTTTTTAAGGCTCGAAGACCCATAAGAATTACGAACTTAAATCAACGTTAGCATTCCAACCTGGAGCATTTGTGCGTAATTGGAAGTACGCACCGATACGAACTTCACCAGCATCCGCATTGTTCACGCGAAGCATTTCTAATCCGTCACCGTATTTTAAGATTTGAGGAACATCGCCTAAACCTTCTAATTTCCAAGTGTTCATTTGTAATAACCATAATTTGCGCGATTGGCAGTTACGGTCAGCTAAGATTTTGATAGTTGAAGCAGCACCATTTACCATGATACCACGGAAACCAATCTCACCTTGTTTCATATCGATGTACTGAACTTTAGAACCTAAAGCTTTTTCCAAAGAAGAATAAGAAGCGAAATTCGTCATACCAACGTCAACACGACCACCCTCACGAGCTACTAATGAACTTGCGTCGATTAATGCCTCTTCGATTGATTGTGCAGAACCGTCGTAGTAGTTACCACCTAAACGATTGCGATCTACTGAACGATCTACGCCAAAGAAATTGTCGCCCGGAGCGATATTTCCAGAAGGCATCCATGCTGCTAAACCTTTTGCTTTTTGGTTTAAGTCACCTTGAACCACTAAGAAAGAATTTACAGCCCATGTTACCGATGGAGCACCAGCAAATAGAATAGTCATAGATCCAGTTGAACGGTTCACAGTTTGGATTTGTGCCGAATCAACAGAGCTTGCACCACCATCAGTTGTAGTTGCGATTAAAGTCATACCACGCTCGAATTGAACGATGTCATTCGGGTTAGTTAAAACGATAGTTGCAGTTAAAACTGATAAAGAGTAAGAAGCGATTTGACCTAATGTACCTGTACCAGAACGGAAGATAGAAGAAGCAATAGCGTTTGAACCTGAACGGATAGCGCCATCGATCATCAATTTTGAACCGTTTAAGAAAGACATTTTGTCAGTTTGAGAAGCTAACATCGTTTCATTATCAATAGTTGCTAAAGCGTACTGCTTAGAACGAGTTAATAAGAAAGATTCTACTTCAACAGTAGTTTGATTACCTTGAGCGTTTACGAAAGTAGAAGATGTACCTTGAGAAACGCCAGTGATGATTGGAATTGGTTTGTATTTACCACCAAAATCAGTCGATTTCGGTAACATTGCGAAAAATGGATTGTCTGCGTAAACTAAATTTTCGACCACTTGTCCGTCATATAGTTCTTTTAAGGCTGCATTCATTGCTCCCAAATCTAAAAATGCCATGAGCAACTCCTTTAGAGTTTAAAAATTGTTATTGTTTTTGAATTTTTTTCTGCTCACTTCAGGAATTTTTAAGATCACTACGAATTTCGATAAAGCTCGAAATAGGCTTTTAGGCGCATAACTTCCGCACCATATAAGTGCTGTGGCTGTATCTAAGCTGTATTGAATACAATCTAACCGTTTATAAATGCCTTTCGCTATCAAGCGATTAAAGCCAATCAGCGGGGATAATGATGTTAGATCAAATTAATGAAGAATTAAAAAAGCGCGAAGCTCTTAATGATCTAATATTAAAGGCATTTCATGCGGTAACTGAAAAGTCTTCAGAACGCACTCAAGTCGGAAAAGTCCAAGACGCAATTTACAAAATCCTGAAATTAAACAAAAGTCCCTACAACAACAGGACTATTAACAATGCCCTTCAATTGGGAGGCGTTGAACGATTCATTTCGACAGGTAAATGGTATTACCGAAATGTTTCAGTAAAGGAATCTTATGGCTCGTAAGGACACGCTCAATTATATAGTCAAACAATTCACAAATAACACTCTAGTTACTGACGTTGATAATTTTGCCGATCCAACAGAAGTAAACTTCATGGATAACATCGGGATTATTTTAGCATGGTCAGGTGCTCCAGTTGGACAGTTTGAAATTTACGTTTCAAATTCTGCAAAAATAAAAGAGCAATTAAGCGCTAATGATTTCGTAAAATTAGATTTCGGCGCAACAATTGAAATTGATGCGACTGAAACAAATCACCTTGTTTCGATCAATCAGATTCCTTTTAAATGGATTGCGGTTAAATACGTTTTCTCTTCTGGATCTGGCGCTTTAACTGTTTTCATGAATAACAAAATGGTAGGTGGATAATGGCACAATTTTTCTGGCCTCCACAAGGCGGCGGCGCAACCACAGTAACAGCAAATCAAGGCGCTCCGGGAAATCCGGCCACTCCATGGTTTGTTCAACCAACTGACGGAACTAATCTTCAAACTTTTAATGCCGATGGATCTGCAAACGTAGTTAGAAAAAACACGTTATTTTCTCTTCCTTACGATCAATTAACAGTTTTGACAAAAGGTGCAAACGGACCTTTAACAATTCAATCAAAACTTCTTGGCGCAAATGTTCAGTTGATGACAATTACTTATGACATTGATGGCGATTTCCAAAAAGCCGTGGTGACGTAATGAAATTGAAGGTTATATTAAACGCATTAGAAGGTATTTTACAGTTTGTTAATAACTTCTCTATCAGAGCAGATGGTAATCCAGCTATTACTGATCCAGTTCAGTTAATTTCAGGTGCTAATATTTCGATGCTTCAAGTTGGAAATACAATTGAGATTTCTGCAACTAATGCTCCTCCAATTTTGACAGGATATTTAGAGCAGGAAGAGTATTTAGCAACAGCAGCACAAGTAAACTTTCCATTGATTGCAACTCCCCTTAATGGATCTCAGGTTTTCGTTTCTGTTCGTGGTCAGTTTTTACCAAATGATCCTTCTTTTTATACTTATAACGTTGGAACAAATTCAGTCGATATTACTGGCGGAGTTGTTTTAAATTCTGTGGTGGCTTTCTATATTGCAACAGGATTAAACGGAGTTACTTTTGCTTTAGAAACTGCTGTAGGATCTGGACCTAATTATACTCTTGCTGGTATTCCAATTGATCCTGCTTCCGTTTGCGCTGTCATAGATGGCGGATTTGTTCCTAAATCAGATTTTTCATTCGATCAATCAGACAATGAAGTTCAATTCAATATTGGTGCGGCTCCTACGCCAGCTCAAAACGTTTCATTCTTTTATCAAGATGGTGGAACAGCTTTAAAAGTTTCACAAGAAAAACTAAAAGGATTATCCAATAATTCAAACTTGGTTTTTGGTCCAATGCGATTTAATGCAAACGAACCAACTTCAATTTTAGTTTTAAAAAATGGACGAAGAGTTCCTGATAATCAATACACAATGATGGGTAAAAACGTTGTTTTTAACGCTGGATTTGAACCAAACTTCAGTCAATCAATTAGCGTTGTTTATTTTTATGTTTATGCAAGCTCAGAGCAAACTGAATACATCACTTTGACTCAAGATCAAGTTGATGCGAAGCAATTGCAATTAGAATTTACACCAAAAAATCCAACAGAAGTTTTATTCGATACAAAATCAGCAGGTTATCAAATTTACGAAGATGACTTTATCGTTGAAGGAAATGTTATCAAGTGGAATGGTTTAGGATTTGAGTCGGTAGCAGCAGATGGATCACAACTAAGATTTCACTATCATATTTAAGGAGAATTAAAAAATGGCTAAAGGTCAATTAATCAATGATGATTTCAAGACGGAAGCGGAAATAGTAACAGACGGTGGAACAGTTGCAGATCTTTTGAATGCAGTCAAAGTTTACGTTGCACTTACTGGTGGAACTCTTGAAACATTTATTACAAATCTTCAAGCTGCATTAGTTGCTGGAGTCTTTATTAGACCTGGCATTATTGCAACCAAGGCAGCTCCATTAGAGGTTGATGCAGTAATTGATTTAACTTCTAAAAACACTTTTGGAGAAATTCAAGTGTTTGTTGTTGGAAATGCTGGTGGAGTTCCGGGTCCAACAGTTTTAACCAGATCACAAATTACAAATGCAGGATTTACAGGGCAAAGACTAATGCTAATAGGAACAGACGACACTAATACTGTTGAAATCAGCGATGGTATCAATGGCCCAGTAGTATTAGGAGCTGGTAAAACAGTTGAAATGTTTTGGGATGGAACTGAATTAATCGAAACAGGGAGAAATCAATAATGAAAACGTTTTTATTAACATTGCTTTTAGCAACAACGGCATTTGCTCAGGTATCAAGAACAATTGATGCTGACAGATTTAAGCGAGTGACAGGACCTGCTGGCGCAATTATTACTTTGCCAAATTATGCAGGATCTTTATCAACACTTGATGGAGCTGAGACATTAACAAATAAAACTATTTTAACGCCTCTAGTGAGTGGAGCAACTATTTTAAATGGCTCTATCAGTGGAACAGATATTTTTGCATCAGACATTAATGGTGCATCAATTACTGGATCTGTTTTTGATAGCGGAATAGTTTCTGGAACTGCGTTTTCTGGTGGATCGATTACAAGTACGTTAATCACCTTGACAACATTCACAGGTGGTTCAATTAGTGGGGCTTCTATCACGGGTGCCACGATGGATGCATCAAATATCACAAGTGGTGTGTTCCCAATTGCACGCGGTGGTACAAATAATGGATCACTTGGAGTTTCTGCTGGAACTGTTCTTTATATGGACGGATCTAAAGTTGTTACTACAAATGTTCCGTCTAATGGACAAATACTGGCTGCATCTGGGACAACTCCAGTTTGGGTCGGGATGTACTCCGTTCAAAGTATTGCGGCACTAGATATAAATTGGGCAGCTGCGGCTTCTTTCACCAAAACTCTTGCGGCAAATAGCACTTTTACTTTTTCAAATCTTGAATCCGGAAAAACGATTGTTGTTAGACTTACCAATACGGCTTCAAATTACACTGTGACATGGCCAAATTCGGCAACACTTAAATGGTCTGGCGGTACAGCTCCGACGATGACGGTTGGTGCAAAATCTGATGTATATACTTTTTATTACGATGGAACATTTGTTTACGGTTCTTATGTGCAGGATTTTTAATATGAAATTTTTAACAGCATTAATATTTTTATTTTCTCAAACGTCAAGCGCTGCAATTGTTTTTCCATTTTCATTTTGGAAAAATGCAGCACCGTCTGGAATATCAGCGCAATATTTAATCGTTGCTGGCGGCGGTGGCGGTGGTGCAAATGGTGGTGGTGGCGGTGGTGGCGGTATGCTTACCGGGACAACCTCTTTAGCGGCTGGCGTAGTTTGTACTGTATCAATCGGTGCTGGTGGTGGTGGCGGAAGCGGAACTGCCAATGGAACTAACGGTGGAAATTCTGCAATCTCATGTATAGCAACAGCAACTGGCGGTGGTGGCGGTGGATCTAATCCCGGAGGCGGCGGCGTCAATGGAAAATCAGGAGGATCTGGCGGTGGTGCTGGTGCTCTAGGAGTCGGTGGCGGAGTCGGTGGCGCTGGTATTGGTGGACAAGGAAACAACGGAGGAAACGCAGCCTTCACAAGCAACAAAGGTGCTGGTGGTGGCGGCGGTGGCCGTGGCGGAGTTGGCTCTGGAGGAGTGTCTGGTGGTGGAGTTCCTGTCGGCGGTGGCGGTGGTGCTGGTTTGGCATCCTCAATTTCTGGAGCATCTTTAGTTTATGCTGGCGGTGGCGGCGGTGGCGGTTATGACGGAACAGGATCTTCTGTAACTGGAGGCGCTGGTGGTTCTGGCATTGGTGGTAATGGTGGATCAAATTTAAATCCCGGAGGATCTGGAACTAATGGACGCGGCGGTGGCGGCGGTGGCGGTGGCGATGCAGCTGCTGGTGGAACTGGTGGATCTGGCGTTGCGATTATTAGAGTTGCGACAGCTCAATACTCTGCAATTTTTACAGGATCTCCTTCCATTACAACAAGTGGAGGCGACACAATTCTAACATTCACAGCTAATGGATCTTACACACCTTAGGAGTTTACAATGAGAATGTCACCAGTAGGAATTGATGATTTTTTTCCAAACTCAAAAAGTATGGCTGCAAGTCTTATTGGAGCTGCCGTAGATTGTAGCTCTCTAATTGCGTTTTCAATTGTCGCAAAATGGTCAGCCGGAGCACCAGTTCCGGTTGGAATTTTGTATATTGAAATTTCAAATGCAAACGTAAATCGTCCAGAGGACGTTCCTGCTGATTCTTGGTCAACAGACACAGGCACATTATTAAATGTGAATGGAGCTGGTGATCAGATTTACAACTTTCTTTCTTCTGGTCATCGCTGGATTCGTCCACGCTACGATAGAACTTCTGGAGCTGGAACAATTACAAGATTCGATTTTAACGGTAAAGGGGTTTAAACGATGGGCGCAACGATTAATATTCCGGGCTCTACAATTTGGGGACAAATCAGCGGTTCACTTTCGAATCAGACTGACCTTCAATTTGCACTAGATCAAAAAATCGGTGTTGGTGCTTTGAATACTCAAGCGCCCATTACTTACAACTCAATGACTGGAACAATCAGCATTTCAAAAGCAGACACCGGGACAAACGGTTATGTTTCTGCGGCTGACTTTACAACTTTTAATAATAAACTTTCTTCTGCGTTAGCATCATCGTTGATTCTTGTTGGTAACGGTTCAAACATTGCGGCAGCTGTGGCCATGTCAGGAGACGCGACACTGGCAAACACTGGCGCATTAACTTTGGCAAATACTGGCGTTGGAGCCGGTACGTACACGAAAATTACAGTAGACACAAAAGGAAGAGCTACAGCTGGAACTCAGTTAAGCTCATCTGATGTGACATCTGCTTTAACTTACACCCCACTTAATCAGGTTTTAGCAAATGGAAAAGTTTTCATTGGTAATATTTCAAACGTCGCCGCTGAACAAACTGTTTCTGGTGACGCTACCATTTCAAATACTGGGCTTCTTACTCTTGCAAATTCTTCAACTACAAGATCAAATCTTGGACTTGGATCTTCTGCGACTTTTAACGTGCCTTCTTCTGGCGACGCCGCAACTGGCGAAGTTGTTAAAGGTGATGACACAAGGTTAACAAATGCCAGGACTCCGACTGGATCAGCAGGTGGAGATTTAACTGGTACTTATCCAGATCCAACTTTAACAAATACAACTGTTGTGCCGGGCACTTACAATAATGTGACGGTAGATGCAAAAGGGCGCGCGACTTCTGGATCAACTGTTGCCTACTTAACTGCGGCAGTAGTTTCGATTAACGCGCAAACTCAAGCGGCTCAAACTTTACAAGCTGGATCAGCAGGGAGTGATTTTGCAATCAATTCATCGTCTGGCGTACATACTTTTAATATTCCTTCTTCTTCAGCTTCTAATCGTGGCCTTTTAACGCCAGCTGATTGGGCTACATTTAACGGAAAACTTTCTCCTGCTCTTCCATCGGCGCAAATTTATGTTGGCTCTGGCGGCGGTGTAGCGACTCCACAGGCTTTAACTGGTGACGCTTCATTGTCAAACGCTGGTGTTCTTACATTAAACGGAACTGGTGTTGGCGCTGGTGCTTATGGCTCGGCTTCAACTGTTGGAACTTTTACAGTAAATGCAAAAGGCCAATTAACGAACGCTGGATCTGTTTCAATTCAAATAGCTCAATCACAAGTAACAAATTTAGTTTCGGATCTTGCAGCAAAACAGCCGCTTTCATCTGAATTAACAGCGATTGCAGCTTTTGCCGGGACTGGAATTTTAGTAAAGACCGCAACAAATACTTACGCAGGCAGAACGATTGCTGGAACAGCTTCAAACATTTCTGTTTCAAATGGTGATGGTATCGCAGGAAATCCAACACTTGATTTAATCAATGCGGGAACTGCTGGAACTTACGGAAGCGCAATCTTAATTCCAGTTATTACAACAGACGCAAAAGGTCGCGTAACTTCTGTTACTCCAACAGCATTGCAACCTGTCACTACAAGAATTAAATCTTCTGGAGCTTTAACAACAACTTCAGCGGCAGACGTTTTAATGACTGGCTTCACGATCACGCCTCCAGCTGGAACTTATCAAGTAAATTTCAACACAACTTTCTCTCACAATACTAATAACGCTATCGGCACAGCTTCAGTTTATGCGGGCGGAGTTAAAGAAACTGAGAGTGAAATCAATGTTGCTCCTCAATTTCAAACAGGCCTTACACCCTCGATTAAATTTCCATTCCCGACAAATATTTTGGCGGAAGTTACAGTTAACGGATCACAGGCCATTGAAGTTAGATGGAAAACAACAAATGGAACACTTACGAGCACAAATAGATATCTAACTATTTTACGCGTTAGATAATAACAGGAGAACAAATGCAAACAGCAGAACAAGCACCACAGGAAAAGAAATATTCTTTAACTTTTAAAGAGTCTCAAGTCACAGAACTTTTGGATTTAATTGCAGAGCTACCATACAAGAAATGTCATGCTTGGATTGATGCCATTGTAGCAGCTTGCAACTCTCCAGAAGCTCAGGTTCAAGAGCAAAAATCATCACTAATTCACCCGGTGTAACATGGGTGAAATCAACACAGGACTTGCACTCTTAATTTCGGCCATAAGCATCGTTGGAACTGTTGTAGTCGTGACGATGTATTTTTCAGGAACTAAGTCTGATGTTGAAAATTTGAAAGAAAAGGTCAAAGACCTTGAAGATACAATTTACAAAGACATGGCCGAAAATATTAAAAAGATCACAGAGTCTTTAATCGTAGTTCAATCAGATCTAAAACATCTAAGAACCGATCAAAGACCGATCAGCGTGGATAAAGGTGACATTCAATCTCTTATCCAAGCTTTTGTTCAAATTTCAGAAAACAACGCCAATTCAGGCAAATAACTAGGAGACACAAATGTCAGAAGAAAATGATTTAATGCAAAATTTAGCTGGTGTTAGCGAAGTGGTTCAAACTGCCGTTACAGCTTTAGCAAAAGAAAAAGAAGGCGACACTGTTATGGATAACGTTGAAGACGTTGTTGTTGCATTAACTGAAAAATATTTCGACAAAGGTTTTGATGCAGGTTTAGAAGCTCTTAAAAAAGCTATCCCGGGCGATCAATTCGACGGTATCGCAACTATGATTCTTCAACACTTCCAACCAGCTTTCAAAGCAGCTGTGTTAAAGCTTGAAGATTCTATCGATGGCAAAGTAGGCTAATATGAATTGGGGCCAGCTTTCTGACTTAGTTTCATCACTAGTGAAATCAGCAGGGGTTAAGTGGATCGTTGGCCTCATCATGCGTTTTTTATCATTATCCGGCGGCGTTTGGACTTGGATCGTTACATATTTCGTAACTAAGTACGCCGAAAAAGCTCTTGAGGAAATCGACCAAGAAGCTGACAAAGCCGATCAAAAAAATATCGACAAAGAAAATTCAGAAGACCTTCAGAAAGTTATTGACGATCCGGCCAGCACGGAATCTGATGTAATACAAGCTGGAGGATCGTTATTAAATGGCACACCCAAAAAAGGTCAAAGACCTTAAACACAGAAAATCAATCATTAAAGCTTTTGAGCTTGGCTTATATAGCTGCACAAAAGACGGATTTGTATACTCTCATAATCATTCTAGAAATGATGCTATGAACAAGCCTGTAAATCGCAGATTATCTCAAAGCAAGAACTCGCAAGGATATGTTTGCCATGTTTTTGTAATCGATGATCTTAAATTTACAGTTCTAGCGCATCATGCAGTTATTCTGTTTTTCAACAGAGAAGCTGATTTTTTTGGAAAATGCACAAACCACATTGATGCAAACAGAGCGAATAACAGCCTTGAAAATCTGGAGATTGTTACCCAACAACAAAACATTCTTCATGCAAAGAAACTAGGTAGATTGAATACTGCTAAGGGCGAAGATCAAGGTTTTGCTAAACTTATAAGTTCAGAGGTCATCCAGATAAAATTTAGAATTAATCGCGGAGATAGACTGGTAGACATAGCGAATGACTACAAAGTTCATCGACAAACAATTGCAGACATTAAACACAATAAAACCTGGAGACATTTATTTCAGGAACAACTAGAGAGGAATGCATTATGCGCTTAGTAGAAGAATTAATAGACTGGGGTCTTGCAATTTTAGTAATAGTTTTCTTATGCTTGCTGATTGCAGGATGCGGATCATATCCAATTGAAGATTATCATCCCACCCTTTTAGATTTTAAGAATGGAAAAGGTTACATTTACAACACTGAAAGAATTAAACCAAAGCCACAATGCGGAGTTAGATCTTACAAATTTGTGTATGCTCAATCTATTCCGCTATCATCGATGGCCGGATATTATTGCTTCAAGAATGAAGAAGTAACTCAGGCACTTCGAGACTTTGACGAAGCCGAGAGAGAAGATTGCGAACGTAAGTTACAAGAGAGTAAAACCCATTCTCTCCAAACGGGTCCGAGCCACCCGTAAACTGTTTCTCAATTCCCTTAATCATACGCTCTTCTTCAGCATCGAAGTATTCTGGAGTATTTGGAAGGATCGGCTTAGATGGTTCAACAGACAGCCAATGTAAACACTCACGGTACGCGTATAATACTGCATCACAGATGTCTGAATGGTATCGGTCTGACACGACAATCTTATCTACTTTGGACTTATCAAAATCTTTTTCGACAAGAAAGCAATCTTGGGCGAATGCTGATTTCTTCTCAGCGAAGAAATTTCCTTTTCTCATTGCGGTATTTAAGAGTTCAATGTACTCAAACTTACGGACTTTTTCCGCTGGAGAAACCATCGACTCATAACGACGGTTTATTTCTAAAGCGATTTTTTTACCAAGACCACCCGTGTCCATCACAACACGAAGAGGATCAAACTCTTTAACAAAAGCATTAATCTTCTCTGATAAATCAGTGATCGTTTGCTTTGGCATTAAATCTTCTTTAATTAGATAAACTTGTTTTCTGTGCTTATGCCATCCAAGAACAGCAATAGCATCCGCATCATCGTGTCCTATATCGACGCCGATTACATATTCCCAATTGTGATCTCGCTTTAAGTTAGCAATAATGAAATCATTTAAAGCGGAATTGTATTTAAAGATTAACGCATCTGTATCGACTGCCCACTTAGCGAAGAACTCACGCTGGATCTTTGGATCATCAATCGTAACGCCTCGACGCTCTAACTCTTCATTTAATAAAATACGCGGATCTTTGCCAGATTTCTTTTTAATCCAAGGATTATCAAATAAAGACCAGCTGTGAGCGCTCCACGCCTTCGACATGAAACAATTATAGAAATACCCACTTGGCACCGGCCCCGGCGTTCCAATCAAGCACAGTGTGCCGTTATGATCGAATAAAGCTGGAGAGATAACATCATCGACCATATCTTCAATGTAAGATCTGAATGACTGACACTCATCGATATAGCAAAGCTTAATAGAAAGACCACGAAATTTTTCAATTTCTGATTTATCTTTCGCACCAGAAACGTAAATGATCGAATTGGTATCTAAAAGAGTAATTGATAGATCTGTGTTGTCTAATTTATGTGGGATCTTTTTCTCATTTAGAATTTTAAGTAGATCTTTCCAAATGATTTTCTTAGCGGACTTACGCGATAACGTAATATACAAGCAAACAATGTCACGAAATTCAGTAGCTGTTTCGATTAGATCAGCCGCGCATTCAACAGTTTTACCCGCACGACGAGTGCAGACAGCCACTTTGAAACGTGCTGGATCACGCTTAAACGCGATCTGTTTATCAAAACAATAATCTTCAACCTTAAATCTGTTCGCTGTGATAGACGACAAATAAAGGTCTAAGACTTCTTTACTTATTTCTCTTGTCAAAATCGGCCTTTATTTTAAGAATTTGGTCGTGTGACATTTTTTGAAGTGCTTTTAATTGTTTACCAATTCCCTCGTCTTGAGATTCTTGATAATCAGAAAGAGATCTTAAATAACTTGTGAGATTCATAGAAAGATAACGTGAAATATCAGGCTCTCTTTCTTCATCATCAAGAGTTCCAGCTTTCTCGCGCTCTTTGTAATCAACATAAGCCGTCATCTCTTCTTCAAGAATAGCAACGTGCTGATCCATAAGGGTCAACACGCGCTCTTGTAAAGTTGCGGGGGAAACTTTTTTACTCGGCAAACGTAATCTCGTATGCGTTGTTAAAAGTGATTAAACGTTTTGATTTCTTGTTGGCAAAACCACTACCGATTAACATCACTCCAAACGGAGTCATGAACATTTGGCATTTGTTAGCTGTCACGTCGATAGTCATTTTAGTGCCACCATCAATTAAGATTCCGTTGTGAACAGAAATTCTTTGGATCTTCATTTTTAAGACAGAGATCATCATGTCAAAAAACTTATCCATTAGAGTTTCTTTTTGAGGCTCGTGATCTTGATCTTTTACTGCGGGAACATCAGCTGTTCCGCCAGCAATCATTCCAGATCCTAATTCTCCAGCTTTACCTTCTGTTTTGATTTCGCCATCTGGTGTTTGAGTTTCTTTCTTAGCCATTAGATCACCTCGTATTTTACGATTTCAGAGAAGTTTCCTTCTTTTCCGGCCACAGCTTTTGTTCCGAAAAACATAGCTTCTTCAATCTTAGTTTTGAAAACTTGCTTCTCACGGCCTTCAGGCATTAACTCCAAAGCTTCAGTTACAGCTTTCGCCATCTTAGCTTTTAAGTTACTTACGTTTTTAAAACCTTCTTCATTGAGTTTGTGTGTATCGAACATTCTAGCTCCCTAATGCGGCCATAGCGCGCTTCATACGATCATTGTCAGTTGCGGCACTTACTAAAGAAGTCGCACCTGAAGACGTCGCTTCATTTGTTAATGTTGTTGTTGATGCTTTTGAAGCTGTGAATCCAGAAGGCTTTTCTGTAGCCTTAGGAGCCGCAGGACTTAAAGCATTTTTAATTGCGTCACCAAACTTTTTAGATTTAGATCCATACTTAACGAACTTTTCCTGGAGGATTTCTTCCAACACTTCAGCAGCTTCTTCAACTGACATCATCTTCTGTTGGTAAGAATTATCTTTTTCAAACTTCTCTTCTTCTGTTGCCCAGTGAGCTTCGATGATTTTAAAGATTTCTTCAGATTGTTCTTCCGGTTCTAAAAGAGCTGTCACCATATCCAGTTTTTCAATCTTTGCTAATTGATCTGGAATAGCTGATTTGAAGTCTTTAACTTGCTTTTCGTATTCAGCTTGTTGTTGCTGCTCTTGATAAGTTTTAGCTTCTTCATCACGCTTTTGCTGAGCAAGCTTTTGCTCTTCTTCCCATTTATCAATCTTAGAAAGCTTTTGAGTTATTTCCATTTCAGTTGTTGGCTTTCCACCATTCAACTGCATTTCTGTTAACTGTTCGTAAGAAAGACCAAGCTCTTCTTGGATAAACTTAAACGGATCTTTTTGAGCTTCGGCTCTACGAGTTTCGTAGGCTGAAAGCTTTTCTGAAAGACCTTTGTTTTTGTTAAGCTCTTCTTCTGCACGACGTTTAAGGTCGAGCTTGCTTTTTTCCTGTCTTGCAAGGGCTGCGAACCTTTCCGCTGTTTCTGATTTCGTTTGTCCCGCTGTTCCTGCGTTGGCGGCAGGGGCTTGACTCCCGACTCCCGGCGATGCGGCTGATTTCGGATCTGTGTTTTGATTTGATGATCCACCCGGTTGTTGTGTTGTCGTTTGGATTGGCGCTGGCCCACTCATTAATTACCTTCCTTAGATTTTTCTAAATCCCTAGCTAACTGCTTAGGTGTTCTAATGTTTAATTTCTTCATACGACTAAAAAGATTGCCCTTGTTTAATCCAAGTGCGGCAGACGCTTTTGTAATGCTGTAACCATTTTCTTTAAGAGCATCACGGATCAATGTATCTTCCATGATGTCTAATTGTTTTTGTAAGTTAATCACTAGAACCAAACCTTAGAGCGGTTTTTATTGTGCGCAGGTAAAACAATTACAGTGATGTCACCTACTTTGTAGCGTCTCTCTGTTTCAACGTGGAAGTGGCCGCAAACATAATAAGTACAATCGTAAGATTTAGCTTTTGCAGCTGCTCTCTCAAGGAATCCATCCGGTAAGTTTTTATACAAAACATTCCCTTTAACGATATCCAAGTGATCGAATATTTTAGTGCGCCATAATTTTACTAAACCTGCGCCGCCTTCTTTTTCACGGTATTTCATCCATTTAACCGGATCAGACTCCAGGTCGCCGTGAGTTAATAGAACACGCTTTCCTGATTTGAATTCGTGAACAACGTAGTTGTCGCTAGGATGTGATCCCATGGCTTCATGATTACCAAATACATAACGATGACCATGCTTTGCTTTCGCTGCATAAATCAAACGTGTGACCTTTTCAACATCCTTCATTTTACAACAAGTTCTATCGTAGTTATCACCGATTAAATAAGTTGTGCTGCTTGGCTGAAGATCATTTAAAATCTGTGGAATATCGTCGTTGTCTTGAAAATCAGAAAGAACATGATCGTCATTAAAGACATCAAGAAATTCTTTCAACACTGAAGTCATTGCGTTTAAGCCGCCAGTGTAAGGAACTTTCTTTGCGAAAATACTTTTTAAATACCCCATTAGAATTGCTCCATGTATTTTAAGATCTTCGCGTTTGATCCTGAGCTTTTTCTACAAACTGACCAGTAAGCTGCGCATCCCAACTTTGGTTCTCCCATAAGTGTTTTTGATTTCTTAGCTTGGAATGCCACGATTCTAACTGCGCATCTAAGGTTAATAGCAGGGTCATGTAAGTCAGAGGCTTGCTCGATTTCACATCCATAAGCTTTCTGATTAGCTGACTCGATTGACAACTGTAACAGACCACGACTGATAACTGGTTTTCCTTTTGAATCATTAAATCCTTCCTTATAAGTTACCTCTGGTTTAAATGAGCTTTCATATTTCGCCATGATAGAAATTAATTGACCAACACAATGCTCTTTCGAATATTGCTTACAAGGAACCTTCACAGAAGACCAATCATGCTTTGCGATTTCTGAGTATAGAGCCACATCCCATGAAGGTTTTTGATCGCCCCACGCAAGCAATGAAACGCTTTCAATTGGTTTTGAAGGTTGTTCAACAGGCGCAACAACTTCTGGAACTTTAGGAGAGTCTGGTTTTACATCTGTAGTCACACAGCCTGTAAATAATAAAGCTAAAATTAAAATGTATTTCATTAATCGTTTCCTTCTGTTTCTTGTTTAATTTCCCAATCATATGCGAAGAAATCTTCTTCTGTTAACCACCAGTAAGGCGGAGCTTCAGCATAATTGGCAGGAATCACAGTCGCTAAAACCTGACGATATAAAATCGTATCGGCCTGAACCCATAATGGATTACCGTTTGCATCTAGGTATTTAGCGATAGGTCTGCGGATAAGTTTCTTGGATCTGATTGCACCGACAGCCGTCATTATTCCATTACCTCAACAAGAGTGTTTGTAATCTTGTAAAGATAAAGCTTTCTGCGGCCTTTAGAGAAATCACCATGCTTCATGAAGTCTTTAGCTTCTTTTTTAACAGAGAACGGAAATGAATAAGGACGACCGCCACGAGTGCGGATCACCACTAACCATTTGATTTTTTCGATAGTTAAAACTTTAGTTTTCTTTTTCTTTTTTTGAATCTTTTGCATCTGCATCCTTTAACGTCTTGATTGACTCTGTTAAGTCATCGCAAATTTTCTTAAGTTGCTCGACTCTTGTTTTAGAACGCTCAAGAGAAATCTTTTCCTGAGTTAGTTCTCTTTGTTCTTCTGTTAATTCTTCTTCGAGAGTTTCAATTGCAATCTTATATCTACCCACCGCACACAGCCTTTAACGCCTCTAATGAAACGAATTTAACGTTATGGCCTACTGACTTGCCAGAAAGCTTTTTGAACGTTCTAGACGTCACCTGTGCGCATTGCTGGCCTGTGTGAATATCATTGTATAAATAAGCATTGTTATTGATTACCCATTTTGTAAACGGGTGGAATGGTAAATTAAACCAACGCTTTTTCCAGTCTCTAAATAAAAGATCTGGAAGCTTTGTGTTTTCTACTACTTTAACTCTTTGTGTTCCGTCGCTCATCGTTTTTGTCTTCCCCATTTTTCGTCACGTAACTTACTTTCAATCACAACTCTGTGCTCAACGCCGTTGTGATCTTTCCAGTCCGCTTCTTTTTTATGTCTTAATTTTTGTTTAACATCGATTGAAAACGCAGTTCTGTTAATCTCGTATTCCATCATTTCTTTGTTCGCTTCATGATTTTGAAACTCTTGTTGTCTGCACCACGTATCACCATCTGGAAAAACTAAGTAATAAGTGAAGAAAATCGGAGTATAATCATTTGTGTATAAAGCTCTGAACTTACTAGCTCTGTTCTTTGCCATTATTTATTTGTCCCTGTTGGTAATGTGTATTTCATATTTTCTTGTTTAACGAAGTTTGATTTCGCTCCACGCTTTACAGCTGAAGCTCCTACGTTAATTTTTTCATAAGTTGAAGCACGATAATAAAAGTCTTTAAGAAGAATCATTAACTCAAAGCGATTGCCGACCTGGAGTTTTCTATAGATTCTAGTGTAATGAAACTTGATCGTTTTTTTTGTTACGAATAACTTACAAGCTAATTCTTCATTACGATCTAATTGGTATAAAAATTCCAGAATCTTAATCTCAGCTGGAGATAATAGTTTTGATTCTAAATATTCACGACCATCAAGACCTAATTTATATAGTGCTCTTTCCATTAAGCTACTGCTCCTGCATTGTTAGGAATTAAATTGCTCGTAGGTGTCGCCTCTGGAGCCCCTTGTGGAGGGCTCATTGGATCAACCGGAGGCATAGCTTTTTCAACTAACGTATCAATTTGATTTGAGAACGTTTCAAGTAAAGCCATGTTGTCAGGATCTAAATTGTGTAATTTACCGTAAGCGATATATTGCAGAACCAATTCTTTCGCTAATTGTGGATCATCGAAATTATCTGGTGGGACATATCCTGCTTCACCTAAATCACAAATGTCTTCTAAGATCTTGTTTAAATAATCTTCTTCAGCATTTGCCAACACTTCCACTTGTTCTAAATCTGGGAAGTCTAACAAACGTTTTGCAGTACGCGGTTTAATAATACCGGCTTGCCGGTACTCTTGAATAGTAGCTAAACGACCACGAGGTTCATTTGGTAATTGAGATACTGGGTAAGCTTTTAGAACAAACTCTTCACCTTTATCTGGAGCGATTTCATCCCAAGTGATTTTCTGAATTGTGTTTTTACCAACGTAAGTCACAGCAAATTCAGTTTCAGAATCAGAATCTTTCTCAACGATTTCCGCTAAGTCTTTTGCGAAATCCATTGTTACTTCTACAACTTCAAGCATGAACTCTTCACCAGCCTGACCCCATGCAAGGAATCTTTCTGATTCGATATCATTTAAAGTTCTTAAAGCTTTTCCGCTATCAGCACCAGTTGGCTTCATTGAAGCAGCGGATAACATTGAAACACCAGCTTGTTCGAATCCTAACTGTTTAGTGTTAAGTAAATGTTGGAAATATTCTTGTTGGATTGGTGGAGGTGTAACATAGATTGGAGCTGTACCATTGTAATTAATGATTGCACCAATATCGTTAGTTAAATGCTCCGTAACAATCTTAGATCCATTTTCAATTAATACTTTGAATGAGCCAGCCATATGCATAGAGCGCTGGATTACCCATAGAGTCTTGTTGATTTCTAATTGAAGGTTCTGCAACTGTTCAGCTAAAGATTGTGACCAGTAGCCGTTTAAACGCTTAGACCAGCCTAATTTAACATATGGAAAGCGTTGTTTTGTGTACTCTTCAGCTAAAAGCTCACCAGAATTAATTACGATTGTATGCTTTCCGTCTTTTTTCTTTTTGCCTGATGGTAAGTGATAAGATTCAACGACTTCAATCAAATCAGAAACTCCAGGAACAGTTCCAGAAGAATCTACTTTAGCAGTGTTACACTCTTGAATGATCTTAGCCTTATCAGGAAACATTGCGATTAGGACTTCGCGGTCAACATATTTTGTTCTGTGAATTTGTCTTGGATCACCAAAACGTGCTTCAGCTTGATCGACTGATAGCTCTTCAACAGGAACAACTTCATAACAGATTTCAGCATCTTTGATGAATACATGTAGAACACCGTCACCTTTGACTAAGGCTCCGCGCTGTACTTCTTTGAATTTCACATAGAATTTGTTTTTATAGAAAACACCATCAATGAACTTTTCGCGCTTTTTAGCTTTGCGCTGTTGTTTGAATACCCCACCTTCAGTTAGAAACATTGCTTTTGGTCTGTTCTTCGCAGACTTAGACATCAAAGTATCAACTACTGATTGAACTAAATTGTAAGTTAATCGGTCGTTAATT